GGGGAAATCCAGGAATAGATTCTAAGATTGTGCTTACAGTAGGAGAACATACTAAGAAATTTGCACCACCACGTAAAGTTTTCTGGTGGATAAGATTACTTACTTTATGTAATTTAACTCCTAATGTTTGGAACCAAGACATCTTAGTGTAGTAAACACCTAAGTTGTTTTGTGAAGAAGTAAATGTAGGATTCGACGTACCACCTGCAGTAGTAGTTGAAGAAACAGTTACATCTTGTGCAATTTTAGCACTCCAAGCTTCTACTGTATCAGCATTAGTGATAAGCATATCAAGTAATTCAAGATCAATTTCCATTGAAATGTATTCAGAAAGAATAGACGTTAATTCTGCCTCAGCATCAATGCTATGGTAAGCATTAAGGTCTTGAGCGAATTCTGGTGTCCATTGAGCCTTTAACTTACGAGTTTTCGCAGTCACTGTAGAGCTTCTTAATTGAACATTGATTTCTGGAATTGATAGATTTGATACACTATTACCGAATGATGTAGTATTAACTGACCCATCCTGGAAATCACCTCTGTCATTTAGATTATCTGGTCCTTTCTGGAATGATACATTAGCACCACTTACGAATCCGCCAAGTATATCAGCAGAAGCTGAGATTACAAATTCTAAGTTGTCACCGTTAATTCTAGTGAACTGTGGGAAAACAGTTACTGCTGGATCATCAATATTGAAAGCTCTTACACCTTCTGGATCTGCGTCTGTTAATACAGCACTAGCACCAAAAGCATTAGTAACTGTTGCTATTCTAACTACTGAAGTAGCACCTGCATTTCCACCAAACTCACCTGCTTTAGAAGCAGAAAATTCAGTATCTAAAGCTAAAATGCCAGTAAATGTAGCTGAAGAGGTGGTTACTGTGTGAATTGAGCTAGTTTCATTGATTGAGTAACCAAATCTACCTGCACCATATAAACCTTGATCTGTGTTGCTTTCATTTGGTAACTGAGTTCTAGTTAAGTCCTCAGTAGCACCATATAAACTTTCATTTTGATCGAAACGACTAGAGTCGCTATTTCCGTATTGGAAGTCTAAGTAGAAAATAAGTCCTGAAGGAAGATTTAATGGTTGAACTGAAAGTAAGTCTTTAGCTACTATTTCACCGAATACTCTTCTTACAAGAGGAAGAGCAACACCGGCATAAGCTTCACTATCACCAGTTGTTACTGATGCAGCTGTGCCTAAAGAGCTAGCTTCTTTGACTAATTGCCTTGCTTGATTTTCAAGTAAAGTAGCCATAGTAGACTTTTCAGATTCGTGACCATTTAATCCTTCTAGGAGACCTGATTTTTCCCACTTAGAAATTAATTTAGCAGATTCTTTCTGCTGTTCTTTGTAAGGGCTTGCACCCTCTAACAATGTGTTAACATTTGCCATATTTTCTAATTTTTAAGATTAATGTTTGCGAGTTTTTGGAATCTAGACACTGTGTCATTAACTGATTCCGTAATAACCTTTTGAGGAGCATTTCCGGTTGCTTTAGAAGCACGTCCTAAACCTTCCTTAATTGCTCTCTTTTCTACACCTGTAAAGGCGAATGATTCTTGAAGAGTTTCAAATACCAATTTTGCCTCACCAGTTGTAGTTGATTTGTCTAATGCATCTACTACTTTGACCTTTTGGGCTTCAGTGAGTGCATTAGCTCTGAATAGTTTGTTGCAGTAGAGGAGTTTTGAATTTAAAAGATTCATTTCAGAAATTGTTTCTTGGAGAGATTCAACAGTTTCTATAGCTTCGTCACGCTCTTCTTTGAGCTTTTTATTGAGCTTTTTAACTGCACCATCATATCCTGTTCTACCTTTTCCACCAACTTTATCGTCGTATCCAGTTCTACCTTTTCCTCCGACTTTTTCGTCGTAGCCAGTAGCACCTTCATCAACTGTATCTTCATCTAAGTCAGCTTCAATTTCAGCAATTAAAGCATCAATGTCAAAGTTTTCTTCAACACCTTCTTCTTCAACGCCTTCTTTTCTTGTAGTAGTAATACCTGAATCGATAAATTCATTTCCTACCATAAGATCATAAATGTATTTAGCAGCAGCTTTGCCTTTTTTTCCTGCCTTTCCAGCAGCAACTTTAGCAGCATCTAATACTTTTTTAACATCTTCATCAATGGCAGCTTCAGTAGTGACATCATCTTCATAAATGTTTTCATCCATGTCTTCTTTGTCCTTGTCCTTCATTTCTTCATCTAATTCAGCCATAAGTTCATCAAGGTTGATTTCTTCATCTTCATCAAGATATGCTTCTTTCATGTCCTCATCTGCTTCATCTTCGTGATATGCTTCTTTCATATCCTCATCTGCTTCGTCCTCATCGTAATTCATAGCTTCAGACTTTTTTTCTTTTTCGTCTTCCATATAAGTTTCTTCAAGTTCGAAATCTTCTTCAAGCTCTTCTGCTAGTTTAGCAGAAAGCATGTTTTTGATTTTAGAGTCAAAAGCTTCTTCTAATGCCATTTTGGCATTTTCTAAAGCTACTTCTCTAACAGCTTTCGCATCAGCGATTGCTTCTTTTAGTAATTCTTTAGCCATTTTGTTTTTAATTTTAGTTGGCTTCCAGTAAATTGTGTACAGGAAATAGAGATTTTAGTATCTCTAATAGGGATTTGTTTTTTAAAATCCAGGGACACTATATTAAGATAGTGTATGTTGTCCCAGATAAATATTGAGGCATTTTGGAAACCGATAATTTATTCGTATATTGGAGTAAATAAATAAATTATGTTTACATACTCTTATATTACCTTAATAGCATCTTACTTATTAGTAGGAGTGATTATCGGATTTTTACTAGAATTAGCTATCCGTAAGTTTGACTTTAAAATTAATAATTCGGAAAGGCTTTTATTAATTAGTTTATGGCCCCTTATGGCTTGGGTTTTTGCCTACAATTATTTAAAGGCCTTCTTCAAGGGAGATTAACATTTACACACTCCCGTGTTGTCACAAATAATATCTCTAATTATATTATCAATTTTAGTATAATTAGTTGTAGGGGTAGATACTCCTTCCATCATAGGAGATAAATATGCTCCTGGTGTGGATGGTGTTGATACCATATCAAAGCAAAGTAAGTCAAAATCTTCCTGAACCATTAAGACTCCATCAGAATTTTCTTCTACAGAGCCCATTCCTCTTGAAGAAATACCTACTGTTACTCCACAACGAAATAACTCTTTAAGGATATTACCAGCGGGTGTAGTTAAAATTTCAATAACACCATGAACATCATTTCCATTCATAGTAACTTCTACTATATTATGTGAAACATTATTAAGATTAATTACAGAAGAATCTGGGTGATCTAATTCACCTAAAGCTCTTTTTTCTTTTACAGGACCATCAATATATTTTCTGATTTCTCTTTCAAGAATCTCTTGCTCATATATTCTACCATTATGATTTTTAACACCTGCTCTTTGAATAATACCACTAACCCTTAGTGGTTTGTTTTCTTTAATTGATTGTTCAACTAAAATTTTATCTACGGTAAATGGAAGTTGTTCTGTAAGTAATTGTTTCATCGTCCTTGGCCTCTATTTAATTTGCTGTAATGTTTAGAGCTTTTATGGTTACTATGTTTTGTTTTGGAATGTATTCCTGGGCGTGATATCTTACTTTGGCCTCTATATAATGATATGTTTATATTTTTTGCCATATTCTATTTTTTTCTTTTCTTTTTAAAAGCACGTGGGGTAGAATAAGCTTCCGAAGAACCAGCACTAAAAGAAGCACCAGTCCCTAATGTACTAGCTTCTTCTAACTCTGATTTGATGAGTTCACGAATAATATTCTTGAGTTCATCTATTTTCATTATAAGGATTTTAATTCATTAACCAATTCATAGTAGTTTAAAAGGTTAATTACATTGTCGTCATGAACCGATGATTTTTTACAAAGAGGTTTTATTAAATTTGTAATTTCATTCAATTTAATTTGAGTAACTTTATTTGTAGATTTAGATAAATCTTTAATTTCAGTCTTTACTTTACTAATTTCCCCATTAATAAAGTGTTTTAATTTAGGGCTATTAGATATATTATAAACATATTCTTTAAGTAAGATTTTTTGGTTATCAGCCAAACTAATATATTTATCATTAAATTTTTCCATTAACATTTTATAAGTTAATGCTCTGGTTTCTTTATCAAATTTTTCGTATTCTTCCATAACCATATCCTTTTTAGGTTTGTTAGGAAGACCTTTACCAGTGACATGTTCTAAAATTATAACTTTAGAGTCTACAATGTGTAATGGGTTAGCTGCTTGGTGTTCTAATATATTATAAACACTTGCATATATTTTATAATTTGATATTTTGGCTTTAAAAAAATCTTCAATACTATAAGTATCTTTAATTTCTCTAACTAAATTATATCTTTCTCTTCTTAATACCGATTTATTAAATCTATTATGGGCATTTATTAATGTTTCTAATAATACGGTTGCGTTTGCTTCTTTTTTAAATTTTTTATTTAATAAAGCATGGTAAATTTGATATTCCTTCAATAGAGTAGAATTATTACCAAAAAATTTTTTAAGAATCCCTACAGCTTTAGGGGTAGTGTTCGAAATAGTTTCCGAAGTTATTTGCCTAGTAAGCAATTCGAATAATATCCCCGTATTTTTGTACTTGGAGTGCTTAGGTTTCATGCGTGAATTATTTTATTCCTATATAAATATATGAGGAATCCTGAGAATTACTCATCTATTATATTTTTCTCATCTAAAATAGATGGTTTATCATTTTCAGTTAATTGATGTCTACCTTTTAAACGGGTAAGAGATAATTTTTTTAATAGTCTTGAATTTTCTGTAACTGAAAATGTTGAAACATCATTAGTTCTTTTAGGACTATCATCTGCTTTTAAACCAGCTTTACCCAAAGGATCTCTGCCCATATTAGCTTGGTCCGTGTCATATCTGCTTAGTTTTAAAGGAGGACGTCCAGGTTTTTCTTCATCATAACCATCAGGAACATCTTTTATAGTTTTATCCCTTTTAGTAGAGTATAAACCGGCTAAATCATGAGGAGTACCATAGGATTCACCTGATTCTATAGGATCATTGCCTTCATTTTCTATTTGGTTTAATCTAAATATTTGAGCAGCATCATCAAGTGCTTGATTTCGTTCATGATCTATTTCACTATCTGATAAATTGAATATATTTTTATAAACAAAATCAGTAGATAATATTTTTTTATCTGATATAGAATTAGCTAAGTCGACTTTTGATTTATATAATTCTGTTTTTTCTTGTTCAAATACAATTGATGGACCTGTTAGTGATAATTCAAAATCCACTAGATCAGAATCAGTAAATCCTTGGGTATATAAATGAACTAATGCTATTTTATGTAATTCTGATACTATAGTTCTTTGTAAACGCTCAATAGTTCTAGCAAAACGAATATCCATAGCAGCTAATGTGGATTTTCCTTCAAGGTTTTCATCATATCCTAGAAAAGCTTTAGGTATTTTAAGAGCTGCTAACATTCTATTTTTTAAATATTCAATATCATTAGTTCCATCATAATCAAGGCCTTTTGTAGTATCAATTCTTGTTGATGAATCATTGCCACGAACCGGGATATAAAAATCTTCAGTCATATTCTGAATATTGAACTTTAAATTATAATCTCCCGTTTGTTGGTCTACGTAGGGAGTTTTTTTCATTTTAGCAACTGTTTTTTCCATAAATGCATCTATTTCATTAGGGGGGATACCACCTACATTCATATAAAAAATTCTTTTTTCAGGTGCGCGCATAATTCTATGAATAAGCATTGCATCCTCCATTAGAATAAGTTGCTTAAATACTTTACGGGCTGGTTCTAAATAAGATCTACCATAAGGGAGATAAGCAGCATCTGATAATAATCTAAAATGAGCTACCTCATAATTTTCGAGTTTCATTTGATCACTTCTACGAGCACTGTAAGTATTACTTTGTGATAGGCCATTAGGGTCTAATATAAATTGGACATAATTAGGATTTTCTGGGTTGGCTCCTTCTTCTCTAACTACCTGGTATACTGAAAGGGGTAAGGCATTATATATTCCAAATTTTTCTGAGATTTGGAGGTGAAGATAAAAATCACCATATTTACACATTTGACGAACCCAAGATGGTAGATTAAACTCAATATTTAAAACATCATAAAATAAATTATGTAATACTCTTTTAACATTATCATTTGATGATTTAATTGTTAATACGTCACCATATTCATTTTTAAGAGTTGCCTCTTCCGAAATAATATCAAGTGCGGGGGCAATTAACGAATCATAATCCATAGCCTCATAGTCACTATACAACTGGAGTCGCATAGAAGCATAATTAAGGGTTGGATTATATTGTAAAGAGGATCCTACAGGACGGTGTAATCTAGTAAATCTATCATATAAAGAATTAGATTCTAAATTACCATATTTTTGAATGCGATCAACATCCATTACTTTTAATTGTTCTCCTCCAACGTTTCTAATGATAACATCATTAGAAAATAATCTTCGTAATCTTGTAAATAAGCTAGTATCTGCCATGTTTATGGTTTATAGTGTGTGTATGTGTATAAATATCTAATCTAAAAGCCAAGAAATGTCTTCATCTTTTCCCCCTACTTTCATTTTGTAAGAATTTTTTGGATCATTTCCCATTTGTGGTGAAAATACTGGATTGTATGTAGCTTTTGTTGTGTTACTTAACATAGCTCTTGTTAAATCTACCCCATGTTGGGCAAACTTAAGTGCCGTATCTCGCACGTAACATGCGGTTGCTAGCGACATTATTAAGTCGTCATTATAACCCGTTTGGGCTTCTGGTCTGCCGTTTTTCCACACGAAAGTGCGCAGTTCATCCAATGTGCGTTTTGATTGAATAAGTATGCCTTTTTCTTTAACATATGCATCTAATTTAGCTATAGTTAGAGGTCGAGTTCTCATAGACATAGTAAAGCCAGCTACCATTTTTGATTTATCAATTATATCGTACCCTTTAGCAATGTATGATTGAGCATCTCTAGCAAATTTGTCGTCTTTTGGGCTATAATATAGGTTTTCATAGCCCATATCTATTACTTCTTGAATAGTTGCCCATCCTATATTTGCATTTTCTATTACTAATAGAGCTTTATTGTATTCTGTGGCTATGTTAAATAAAATTCTTCCAAAGTCTTTAGTTGGAACTTGATCTTTAAACTCTGCTACTTGAGTGCAGGTTTCAACATCTATAATATGGAATGCTGAGTAGTCTTTTGAGTCGCCCCTTGCTACGTCTGCTACAACCATATATTGTCTTGAATAGTCGGGGTATTCCCAAACCCATAGATTTTGGCCCATTCCTCTTTTTTCAAGTGGTTCTTTAAGAGTTGATTTTTCTATGTAACTTAAGACTTCAGGTGGAAATACAGTAGCTCCAGAGGTTGTAAAATCACAATCACACTCTTGGGCAGCCATTCTATCCCCTAACTCATCATCTTGTTTATCTCTCCATATTTGATTTCGTTCGGGGTGCACAGTCCATGGTAATCTAACAGGGGTAAATCCACTTGTTCCATCTTGGGCTTTAGCCCACATTCTATGGAACCAATTACCTGTGCCATTTGGTGTAGATAATATAATAGCTCTACCACCAGTAGCT